CATGAGGGAATGCGCTCAACACTCTCTCAAGAGTTCGCAAGGTTACATTTCTTGTACGCCCCCATCGGTAAGGAGCAGTTCGAGGAACACCTATTGCCTCTGCCACTGCCCTTGCCCCACCTTGATCTTCAACTAGCCTTCGAATGTCGATGATCCGTTCCACATTGTACCTCCGTCATGTTAAAAAGGCGTACTCAACGGCTTGACAACCGTTTTGGACGGTGTATCATACCCGGTACTCGGCGGTCTGGCAAGGGGAGTGTAAATGATTGAAAGCAAGGCGTTTAAGTCGATTGAGTCGGATGAATGGGATACGTTCGAACGGATGCCCAACAGCAAAACCGACTCGACGACAGCGGAGAAACTCACTCAAATTGCAAAGTCTTGGCGTGATGCTATAGCGACAGCTAAAGTAGCTAATCGTCAATTGGAAGACTACGAGACAGGAATACGTAAGTTGTTTTGTGATGTACCTGTGGGGCGTACTGGTGTATTACAGCTAGGCGATTCTGTCTGCGCTGTATTAAAGACACACGAAAGATTTTCGTGGGATCACCGGCAATTGAAATCGCTTCTAGAAGATAATGAAGCAGAGATCAAAGCGCTAACAGGATCAGCGTGGAAGGCGGTGAAGGTATCGATTGATCGTAAGCAGTGGGATTTATTGCCCGAAAAGGTCAAGGACATACTGAAACCAGCGTTGAAGCCAATTCATTATGACAGGCTTACGTTTGCGGAAGTTTCTTCGGAAGAGGAAGCCAACAAGTTATTGGAGACGAGCAATGTTTAACACGAAAAAGACAAGTGATACGTCGTTTATCAAAGACAAGACCCTCGTTATGGGTCATCATGGATGGGGTAAGACCCATCAATGCAGGTACTATCAGAAAGAGTATGGTGCAGGCCTGATTTTATCTGGAGAAAGTGGGCTGAAAAGCCTTGAAGATACAGATATAGAATACGTAGATTTTTCATCTTGGGATGGAGAGCACGATCCCGAGAAGGGTATTTATTCATTTCGTGGAATTATACGAATGATGAATACACCCGACTTCAAGAAGTCCGGTTATCAATGGCTTGCAGTAGACAGCCTGACCGAACTTTCTGATCAACTCATGAATCATATCGATGAAGAGTTCAAAGATATGACAAATGGGTATGCGAAATGGGGGGAGTATTCCCGCCTTATGATTGGCGCGTTGAAATGGCTTCGTGATATTGATATGCACGTTTACATGACTTGTCTTGTTTCGGAAGAAACTGACGACAACGGTAACGTGAATTACTGGCCTTTAGTAAAAGGCAACAAGATCGCGAAACAAATTCCTGCGTTATTCGATCATGTGTTATGTGGTATTCGAGTAACTGATGGAGACAAGACAGCACCGTCAATCAAACGACTCGTTATTACTGAAGAAGTGCGTGGGTGGCATGGTAAAACCAGAGACCCAAGAGGGAGATTGAAGCCTGTTGAGCAGGTATCAAACGTAATTACTCTCTTGAAACTTATTCGTAGTGACGATGCGGCTTACGAGAAACATCGAAAAGCCAAATCAAGAACCAAGCCAACTGGAATCAAGGAGAAAGCGGCATGACTACATTTTCTGAATTAGACCTGAGTGGTATTGAAGAAGCGCGAGGCGTTTCGATTCTGCAACCCGGCACATACGATGTGCGTGTATTGACAGCAGAATGGCAAGAAATGAATAACGGTAATGGGCACCAAGTAATGGTGGAACTGGAAGATACCGCTGGCACAGGCACGATTAGACATTGGATAAACGTGCATCACAAAACCAGTAAGCAAGCACAAGAGATAGGCCAGCGCCAACTCAAGAGTTTGTTGCAGTTCGGGGGTCACCCCAATCCAGATAAGCCTGGGGATATCTCATCTTTACAAGGGCTAATCGTTGGCGCTGTTGTAGGTATGTCGAGAGAGCGCCGTAATCCAAACAACGGCAAGATTATGGAAGCGCGCCCTGAGGTAAAGGGTTACCGTATACCTAAAAACGATGCCGCAGATGTACCTGCGGGCAAAGAAGATTTTGATGATGCCCTGCCGGACTTCTGATCATGGCTAGCCAAGCGTTTGGATGGACAAAACAATGTCGTGAATGTAAGAGGCATAAACACACAAGTCAGTTTTATACCCAACGAACCAAGCCGGGTCAGAAACCTATCTGCCATGATTGTGAAAAGTTAGTCAGGCTGAAAAAGTGACTGAGTTGTTATCTCTAATCGAGTTCCTCCAAAATCTGGAGGAACTCGAAGAGGGGCTACGAGAAAAACTCGCTCCTATATTGGTGCGTCCACCGTAGGTAATGAGTGTACGCAATACCTAAACCTATGCTTGCGTGGATTCCCTGAAGATAAACCATCGCCTAAACTGCAACGTATATTTAACGTAGGCCATGCGCTTGAAACCATTGTCATAGATGATTTAAGAAAAAGACAAAGCGCGAAAGTGCTGTCCACAGATGAACTCACTGGTGAACAGTATGAATATACCGCATTAGGCGGGCATCTGATTTGCCACCTAGACGGTATTATCTATTTCTCTGATGATGATCCTTACGTATTAGAGATAAAAACGATGAACAAATCCAAGTTCAACGCGTTCGTTAAGAAGGGCGTTAAGATTTCCCATCCGCAATATCTCGCTCAAGTCATGCTATCAATGCATCTGAGTAACATACCGCAAGGTCTTCTCCTAGCTATCTGTAAAGATGATTGTAGATACCATATAGAGTGCTTAGTGCATGATGATTTTGAGGTAGCTAACTTACGCCAAAGAATATCTAACGCTATATCTAGGCCAGAAAGGATTAGTCATAGCCCTGATGATTGGCGATGCAAGGGCTGTTTCAAAAGAACAGCGTGTTGGAATCCCGAAGAAATAACGCCAAAGCCACAATGCCGTCTATGCAAATACGCTCAGCCGGACTTGTATGGAGAGAACAAGCAATGGCACTGTGGAAAACATGATGCCCCTGCGAAAAAAGCGTGTGAAGACTACGAAATGCTAACGACCAGTAGACCCTCTGCCACCACCACGACCGGTAGATCGCCTGCTCCCGGTTTCTGAAACTGGGAGTGCCGCATCTACTAGAGTTTCTTTAAGCGCTCTAATCCCACCCAACACAGGCACACGTTGCGCCAATTCCCTAACGGCTTGGCGTTGCGTGCCTACTCCACCAGTTGCCTGTTCCTCTGATGTTGCGCCCAGTATGGTTTTATGTAATCCTTGAACGACGTTCCATGCCCCTATCGCTTGGCTAACCGCAGGCCCGCCTACAGTGCCAGCGGCTCTGGATAAGCCAAAGTATCCATTATCCGCCTGCTGTACTAGATCATGTAGAACTTCCAGATATAAGCCAAGCCCACCCATGTGCAGTAGTCCTTCGAAATACCACCCCACGAAATCATCTTTATCACCATGAATATCCGGGTCATACCCCACCATTTGCGTAAAAGCTTTTACGCTTTCAGCATTCCTAGTTCTGAGTAATCCCTCATCTTCTCCTGCCCTCATTTGGATGGTGTCTTTAGCCGCTAAAGCCATCGCGCCGCTAGCTGGGCCTGCCAGCATATACATCATCAATGGCTTGGAATGATGAATCGGATCACGATAAGCATCCATTAACACATCCTTGCCCATTCTCGACATCATCATCGGGAATGATTTAAGTTGCCACATCATCGCGCCTACTGGAGACTGTGCCCACAAGGGTATATCGTTTGTGTTAGGAGCGTAGATCGTATCATTGGCAAATTTTATTAAGGCTTCTTTCAAATCCTGACTACGGATAGCCATCTCGGGATCGATTGCCGCGTCATGATCTATGCCCATATGCTTACGGCTCACCATCAAGCTATCTAGGGATGGCCCATCTGGACGGGCGTAAGCTCCCAAGCCATACCGTTCCAGAACTTTTTTGGCTTTCCTGCCAGCATTGCTGTTTAAGCCATGTCGAGCTATGCGCCGTTGTTCAGTCTTGAACCACTCGTATCCTACAATACCTGCCATCTCACGCATACGATCCGTCCATGGCGTAAGTAGAGTGGCATTAAAGAAGCCGGTTGCTAGTTTAGATGCGTCTACACCGTACATACCTACAAGGCGATTGTGTACATAGTTCTCTATAGATAACCCAGTTTCCCGCATCATCTCTCTGTAATCTGGATCAGTAGCGAATCTAGCCATACCCTTAATGTATGAGGTCATCTCCCCTGATCGTATCAACGGTAGTGCTACGTCTGTTAGTGACGTTAGTGTTGTAAAGCCAAGATAGGTTAGGGCTGTGAAGTTACGCATGAACTTAGATAGCGAGCGCATCTTTGAATGGGTGTATGAGCCAGTTCCAAAAGGTTTGCGCTGAGAAGACATTATTAAGTCTTCCATCAGGTTGATATCTGATGGTGGAAGCTTATTACCTCTAATCCCCATCTCTAATCCAGCAACCATAGACTCAGCACGGCGATCCCACTGGAATTTCTGTTTTGGTGGTAGGGGGTAGGTATGGGCGTTTTTCAGTATTTGCTCAGCTTCCACCACTCCGCCACGTTTGGGATTAGATAGTGCGTCCATAACATTGGACAGCATATTCTGTGCGCCGATTTCATTTTTCTCAAATGGAGATGGAATTTCTCGTTCCATCTTCATTTCCCTGACCTCACCTTCCATGGTAATGCCGCGTCTAGTGCGGCGTATTACGCGTGGAGTCATTAGCGATCTAAGGGCCGCTGATTTACCTTCTTCAAGAACCTTGAGGTAGGTCATAAGGCCATGATTGCCTGCGCCAAATTTCTTTGCGAACTCTATCTTCCTTGTTGAACCATCAAGATATTTAGCGAGCATTGCTCCGATGTCGTTTTCAAGAAACTCCTCCAACTGCATCAGGTGATACCTATTCTCTGGCAGGTGTAGTTTTATAAGTCTTGAGTAATCTACGTGATCGAGTCCAGGCTCATTCCTGACTGCGTATTCTGGCGGGAAATGAACACCGTCCTCGTCAATAATACGATGGATCATATTCCTTGCGATTTCACGCCCCCTTTCTTGTGTGATCGGGGATGCCCTACCAACGCTTTCGTGCATAAAGTATTCGGCCAATTTCTCTGTGGCACGATCCATATTCCTAGATAACGCAGAAGCTCTCCAGATTTGCGGGACATAGTTCTGTTCTATGCCTGAATCCATAATCCCGTATGTTTTCATGGCTTCTAGCTCGCCAGAAAATACATCCCTAACTCTACGATATGCGGCCATTTCCACACTATCAGCGAGTCCGGTTTCTTCTCCTGTTCGCAAAGCCCACAGCAGCCTCTTCTCAGAGTCTGTTGG